TTAAGTATTGCGTCAAATTCACCAAGTCCGTTAGCAGCAGTAAATCCTACTTCTACGTTACCTCTAGCTTGAATAGCAGCAAATAAACCTTGTGTACCTCTTTGAGTACCAGCAGCAACAGCAGCAGGTAAAGTAGCTAGTTCACCTTCAATCATACTCATTTCTAAGTAATCTTCAAAACGTAATCTAGTTTCAGATTCAGCTTTTAGATACCATAAGTATCCTGATGTTCCGTCTTCAGTCGCAACTTCAACCCATCCAATTTGAGCCATATCAGAACCACTTACAGTGTATTGGTTTCTAATAATGATAGGAGAGTTAGAGAATTGAGTAAGTACTGGATCAACAGATGTTCTAGCTAATGCTGTACCGATAGCAATGTTAGATCCTTTTGCGTAATCAGAACCGTATACAAATACTTTTAATCCTGCAGCAGAAAAACCTTGAGCAGTTAGAGTAACACCTGCAGCTCCGAAAGCTTGAACAGTAATAGTACCACCAACAGCTCCAATAGCTGGGACAGTAGAAGCAGTAACAATAGCTTTAGCTTCTAAACCAGATGTTGGATCTAAAATAACAACAGTATCGTTTACTGATATTACATTTGACACATTTGCAACACCCGGAGAAATATTAATAACCTGAGTTGTTACCGCAACAACAGCACCTAAAGTACATCCGTTGTAAGATATGTGTAATCTATTTTGTTCCGACCAAATTACTTGATCAGATGTCATTGGCATTTCAGCGCCAACCATTTTTAAAAATCCAGATAACGTTCTGTTTCCATAACGCTCTACTTCTTGTTCGTAGATCTCTGGTAAATACTGCTGAGCAAATGTTGCACCTGCAGCTGTGTTAAATTGTAGGTAGTTACTTGCTAGTACTTGTTGTACTTGCGAAGGTATAATACTACCAAATTGAGGACTTAAAGCCATAATTTGTGTTTTTTTTAGTTAAATTTTGTTTTTTTAATTTTAAGTTTTGACGAGTCTAACCCACTAACCGCTTTTACTTTTAATCCACCTATAAAAACTTCGCCGGAACCTTGTGTTCTAGCTTGTGTTGCAGATGGGTTTTTAGAACTACTGATAACTTCTTTTACAGCGTCAGCTTTTCCTTGTTCGTAAAAATGATTTGCGATCTTATCGACGTTGTCAGCGGCGTATATAGCTTTGTGATAACCAGATGTATCTTTTATGTCACCGTTTTTATCTAAGAACTTCTTAGCTAAGTACTCAATGTTTGATTGATTTTCTGAAATCTTTTCAGGATTTTGAACGTTGTACTTAAATTTCTTATCACCAACATTGATATCAAAACCTTTGAAATCTTGGCTAAATAATTCTTTAGTACTTTGTTTAAATCTTTCTTTTTGTTGTTCTGCTACAGTTTGTCGCTCGTTGTAGCGGTTAAAAAACTCTGTAGCTTTTGATTGCTCTTGGGTAATACCAGGTCTCAACTTGATTTCCTCGTAATATTTATCCTTTAAGTCATTCAAAAACCCTTTTGCTTTTGCAACCTCTTCTTTTTTAGCGAGTTTCTTTTTACGGACGTCACGCTCCTCGTCCAAGTCTTCATCAAAGTCGAAATTGTCTTCCATGATAAATCCTATTTCTTCCTCGTTTAAATGAGGTTTTGCTTGTTTATAATACTCTTTTAATAAAGTATTTTGATCAACGTCAGAATAATCTGCGTTTAATCTTGTATAGTCTTCTATAGTACCACCAGTTTCTTCCATGAAACTAACTAGCTTTTCAATATTTTCTGGTAAAGCTTTGCCTAAAACTTTTTCATCACGTAAAGCTTCTTTAACCTCTTTTACAGTTTCTTTAACTTCTTGTTCAGTTACTTCGGATAATGGGTTAAATTCTTCAGTAGTCTGTTCGGGCTCTGATACTTGTTCGTCCACCTTAACGCTATCTCCGGTTTGTTCGCCCACAACCACTTCTTTTGTTTCTCCGATTTGAATGGCATCTTCGTCTTCTTTTTTTATTTCAACCTTAGTTACATTGCTTTCAACTTCAACTAAAGGTTCTCTGTTGCTAATAACAACCTTCTCTATGTTGTCACTTGATTTTGTTAATTGTTTAGGTTTTTTACTTTTTATTTTAAATTCACCCTCCTGCTTAACAGGTTCATTTGTTTTTACTTCTGACATAATATAATATAATTAAATAATTAATAATTAAGCTAATGGCACTTCTTGAGGTGCCATGCCTTGATCTTCAAAGTTTTGAGGTAATAAATCATTTTGTCTTTGACTTATTAACGCGCTTTGTTGTGTAGCTTCCATTTTGCTACGTTTATCTTTACGATCTTCAATAGCAGCTTCTTTAGATTGAGTGCTTTGAACATCCATTTGTTTTAATTGCATATCAAACTGAAACTGAACTTGCATTTTTTGCTGCTCTAATTGTGCAGCTGCTTGCATTCTGTTTAGTTCCATTTGTGACTTAGCTTGTTCAAATTGTACTTTAGAGCTATTAATAGCTTCTTGCTTTTGAACTTCAGCCATTGCTGTTTTTTCAGCTGTACCAGCTTGCGCGTCTGCTTGAGCTTGTATATTGCTTTGTTGAACAGCTTGATCTTGTTTAGATTTTTCTTTACGCTTTATCTTAAGCATTTGATTAGCTAACTTAAGATTATGTATTTGACGTATATCAATAACATCTTCTAAGTCAATACTACCTTGCTGTAAAGCCATTTGCATATTAGCTTCAAGTTGAGCTTTTTCTTCGTCATCTGGTTCTAATTGTAAAAATATACCAAAGTCATGAAGATTTAATCTTTTAACTTGATCCAATGTAGAAACATTATATGTTGATATAGAATTAACTAAAGATTCAGATGTTAAAGGAAATTGTAAAGCATCAGCAACTTTTAGAGCTATGTTTTCAGCTATTTTTAATGTTAAGTATAAACTTGACTGAACAATATGTTTTGTTGCAACGTTAGATGCGTTAGCAGCCATTTTTTGTAAACCAACCAAAGTACTCTTGTCAGGTAAACTACCATCACGTGCTTCGTTAAGTCCTGTTACATCTCTTATCATTTGTAAGTAATATTGATAAGTTTGTATTAAACTTTGTATTTTAGCTTGGCCACTAGAGCTTGTTAGTTCTTGAACTGGTATTCTACCTCTGTTCATTTCACCGTCTTGATTAAGTGATCTACCAACTATCGAACCAGTTTGAAAATACATGTTTAATGCTTCTGCTGGATTATAATTTGTACCATTACCTAAATCAACCTCTGCTAAACCGTCCATGTCTAAGAATACACCATCTGGTACTAATCTAGACATCACTTGTTGCAGTTTAAGATGTGTTAACTGAATCATATCAGCAAAACCTATACATTTACTAACCATAGATTCTATTCTACCTTTGTACATTCTAGGAGCACATATAGCATAATTCATTTCTACTTTTGTAGTATCAGCATAAGGTCTTGTCATATTCTCTGCCATCTTCCATTCTAACAAAGTGTTGTTGCCTAATACTTTTGCTCCTGTATATAAAACTTCAATAGTTCTTGATACTCTTTCAAATCCATCGTTCTCTGGTGGATTAAATTGATCGTCTTTTTCTAAAGCTTTTTCTAAACCTTGTGGAGTTTTCTTTATTTTAAATACTTGATTTGAATAAGTTTTATATTCAAAATACATAACCTGAACAGTGTTCTCATCATAATTACCCCAACCTGTAACGTATTGTCTGTTGCCTGGCATTTGTTGTATTTCTAATAATTCTTTTTCACTTATGTCAGGATATTCTTTTTTAAGTTCTGGTATAGTTATTGATTTAACTTCACCAACATAGTATATATCTTCAAAGTTTGGATCTTCAGTATATGAATAAACCATATAAGCAGGATCAACATAGTCAACTGTAATTCCTTCAGCAGTATTAAAAGCGGTTTTAGTAGCAGCAATACCTAGAACTGTTAAGTCCATATTAAGTCTACGTCTAGTAAGATCATATTTGTTTTGAGCTAACACACCTGATATAGTTTCTTCTTCAGCAATTTCAATAGCTTGCTTATAGCTTAATTGCATGTGTAGTTCTAATTCTTCTTCAGTGCCAGGTAAATTTGTAATAGAGCTTTGATATAAGTTTACACCTAAAGTTGATTGCATCATTTCTAAGTACTCCTTAGATAACATGTCTTCATATATTTTATTAGCGTACTCTGTTCTTTTCTTTACAGAACTAGGATCTTGAGCGTAAGCTTTAATATCATAACTTTTTTGAGAGATACCATTAACAACTATATCTACAAACTTAGATAATATCGGTACTGGTTGCCAGTCTAAATTAAGATAAGACAAATCACCATTAATAGATAATTCATCTTTATATTTTTTAGTAGATTGTTCTCCACGAGCATATAATCTTAATTGGTGAAAGTTATTCCAATTAGTTAAATATCTATTACCGTTAGTTCTTCCTTGGTCAAACCATTCGTTTTCAATAGCCATTGCTACTTGGCTACCATAGTCCCATGTAGCTTTTTCTTCATCACTAACTACTTGGCTAGGAAAAGCACTGTTGCTATTTGTGTATATTTTCATTTAACTTATAATTTTTGATATAGTTCCTTTATTGTCGTATTTTCTAATACCTAGATTTACTGGTTCTCTTTTAACCATCGCACTAGGAGCGTATCTATGCTTGTTGCATGCCATCAAAGCTAAACCAGAACTAATAGAAGCATCATGAGAAGTTCTATTGTTTATATTAAACCTAGCCCAGTCTTCTAATGTTCTCTGGAAATATACATCTCCATACCCGGTTTCTTTTAGTCCAACAAAATCTTCAATGTAAGTTTCTATTGCTGAAGCGTGAGCTTGCTTTATATCTTCACTTGAATTAGGTATTCCACCTATTTCTCTTTCTGTTACAGATAATTTATTATACTTTTTATCTGGTCTATTCATTGCAAAACCTCTATAACCTCTACGTTTAAAATAGTAAAGTAATCTAGGTTTGTTATTTTCAATTAAAATTGGCATACCATAAAACACGCAAGCCATTAATACATCTTCAAAAAATATCTCAGCAGTCTGTGGACGAGCGATATATTCTAGAAAGAAATGATTTGGAGGTACGTCTTCCATGCTAAATTTAGTTAAGCCATGTAAAGATCCGTTAGAACCTCTTCTATCAACTGTACCTGATATATCATATGGATCACATCCAAAAGCACCACAGTGTTCATTGCCAGGATAATATATTCCGTTTTTTATAAATACTTTATTTTGTAAATTAATAGGTGGTACCCATGTTATTAGAAACCTTCCGCTATTATTTGGAACAAATATAACTTTACTATTTTTATCTCCGTTTTCCCATTGAAAACTTCCTTTAGTTACGTTTGTTGTGTTTTTTAAATCTTCATTATAATCTATCTGTTGGTAAATCTTAGTTAGATTAAATAAAGACTCTTTTGACTCATCTCTGAACGCGTGTTTTGTTGTACGTGGAAACTGTCTATAAAATTCATTTAAACCGTCTTGATCTTCTTTAAGGCCATCTACTTCATTGTTCCAATATTCTATTACTCCAATGTTGATAGGTAATCCGTGAGGTCCTTGTACTGGTTCTTTCGGCGTATCGAAGACAGGCATTCCATAAGAATCGATGTATCCTTCGTAATTCCATTCCATAGGAATGAACAAAGAATAGAGTCCCGAACGAGTCTGTCCATTCGCGTTTCTTTTATTGACGTCTGAGTCATCATATAGTTTTTTAAAATTTCTACCACCTTTATCTAAAGCATTTGATGTTGATCCCATCATACACTTTCCTATAACTCTTGATCCTAGTCTAAGGGTGGTTTTCGTAACACGCCAATTGTTGAGGATGTTGTTCGGGCGTTCCCACTTCCCCGATTCATCGTGGACGAGGAGTTTGAGTTTCTCCCCATCGTAGGCGTTGTCACCCGTGTTCTTCCAATCGATGGTCGTGTCAA